CTGGGCTATTTTGTCCCTCATACTAATACCTATCTCACGCTTATACTCCTCTATTATATGTGGTGGTATATGTACCAACATGGCTTGATATGAATATGTCTCAGCCTGCATCTGTTCTGTCTCTGTGAGCTCTATACATCTTTTGTGTTTATATGGATAATGATACTTCGTTCTATTCTGAAACTTGTCCTCTAATACATCCAGTGCATTCGCTACTTGTGCTAGCTTCGTCTTAACTACACTATCCTCGCCACCACCCTGCACTGCATGTATTACATCCGCCAAGAACTTATATGGCAGTGCAGTATTGTTGTTATATGTTGATAATATTAATATCTTGTATATGAATGGTCTATGCTCCTCATCCAAGATGTTGTTGAAGCTCTGTGGCCCCTCAACTATTGACTTAAGTATACGCCCTGTGTATGATGAGTGCTTGTCAATCATATGGGACTTGTACTTAGTCTCTGGTGCACGCTTAGTAAGCTCCCTCTTATACTTGGTTGGCTCAGACTGGTATAGATGCAATAGATAGTTAGCTACGGCTTGTATCTCCTCATGGTAGTCCTGTGTATACTCCTCAAACATCTCTTGTATACGGTCCGCGTCGTCCTCACTAAGCTTAGGTGTAAGTGGCTTGTTATTGTCATCCAGCTCTAGATGCTGAGGAACTATTACCCACAGCCTACGGTCTGTATCATCTATCGGAAAATAGTAGTTAGAGCTCACGCCCATGCTGATGGTTGACAGTGTGGCCGTTGTTATACCTCCATACTTCTTGTTTACAAGTTTACGTTGCCCTCCACTAGTAAAGTCTTTTATGAACGCATACACTGCAGCCCATGTCTTAGGCCCTAGCTTCTGTAGGTCATTAAACCCCAACCACTTTGTAGCCAAGGTAATGTCACCCCATCCTGAGGCTGCATCTTCTGGTGTTATTCCTCTAGCAGATGCTATCAATGCCTGAGGTAGTGCCGAGGCAAGCGTTGTCTTCCCAGTTGCAGTTTCAGGTGATATAATCATACACACGGTTTGAGGCGGGTTGGGATTGTACACCTGGTGTGCCAAGAGGTGATAGTAAAAGTCTTGGTACTGCCCAAACACACTATATATTAGGCGGGTTATACTATTATCAGGGCGTTGATACTCTGGTGTTGCCTGTGCTTGATATTTAGATATAGGTGCGAAGTTATAGTCTGGTATCATTATCTGGTCTGAAAAGCCTATGCGAGGCAGCGCAGGACTGTTTATGGGGTTCACAAGCTTAACATGGCGGATGAATGAAGTTATTATTTTATCTTGGTCTGTGTCCTCTCCATACATACCCTGTGCTATGTCCTCCACCACCTGCCCTCTTACGAATACATGAAGTGCAGTCTTACTGAGCTGATGTCCACCCTCGCTTACTACCTTTGGCTCTAGTGTAGCCTCATCTATCAGTGTGTAGACTATGTCTTTATTTACTACGTAGCTCACAACATAGCTCTTGTACAGTGGGAGATGTGAGTGCTTTATGTAGTCTGTGAAGTTATCATAATCTGCCTCAACATACCCCTCGTTGGAAGGCAGGCTTGGCAAAATGTGGCCTAGACGACGTTGTGACTCTGGTGAGTGCGGGTCAACTTCATAATATTCAAGGAGCGCATAAATGAAGTCCTGTCTCTGGTCTACGCTCACTGCCCTATTATACGACACCTTGGTCATTATGTCGTTGAAGAGCTGATAGTTGAGCTTAGGCATCTCTAGCTTACCTTTCTTGCTCTTGTACTCTTGCTCGTAGAAGTCTTTCGGTAATATAGCCTCTAGAAATTGCTTGAGCTTAGCTCTATGCTTTACTATTGTGGCTGGGTCTATAGTGAAATGGTTTATATGCATTAGCTGCTCATATGATATGTAGAACGTCCCAGCCTTAACCTTGGCATCCCGCGGCTTAACTAGTGTTTGCAGTAATACCTCTTCTTGTGCAGTGAGAGTGAGTATATCACGTGCAGATACTAGTGTTGATTGTGGATATCCCTCCTGTATAACCCCAGTAGTGAGTATATCTAGACCTGGTATTGAGTATGTATCTCTGATATTGTTGAAGTCTGGGTTTGTATATCTTAGATAGAAATGGTGCTTGTTTGGCTGGGATGATGTAGTATGCAGCGTGTCTTTTAAGCTTGGGAATAGCTGGTAATATTTATCTAATTGGATATCCGGGTCATCAAAGTCAAACACTATGATGTTGTTTTGTAGATATGCCTTGGCGACATTGAACTTCTTCGTAGTTTGAAGTGGCGTTTTATCCGCTAGAAAATACTTGGGTACCTTCTTATTTTCATCTGTGAATTCGTACAATGCAGAGGCATAGAATTCTAGCTGTGTTAAGTCTTTTAGTGTGCTTACTACTTGTTGATTGTATGTGTTTGATGTGTTTTGTACTGGCATAGCTTATCCTATATCTAACATACTAAGTAGATTGTAGGTATTAGTAGAGATTGTGTTTCGTTCTACTGCTATATTTAGTGGAGTGGAGAATATACGAATAACTTGAGCTGCTATGTCTTCGCTTGTTGAGTGAGCTTGTATTGATATTACTGGCTTTACTGACCCATCTTCATTGCGAGAGACTTCTATGAGTGACTCTTTCAATGTGGTAGTATATGCTAGTTTATAAGAGTCCTCGAAGACTATTAAATATATAAAACCTATATCTAATTGAATGTCCTCTGTAACTTTTAACATTTCTTTAACTATTGATAGCTTTGGTTGAACCATGTTGAGGTCCTTGGCCACTGCGTACTGACTTTTATGCTCTATTGCCTTGAGTATAGGCTTGGAATACTCTGACAACAACTTGTAATAATCGGGGTTGTTAGGTGTTTCTAGTAATTTCTTTAGATGGTAGTATTTCATATCATTATCCTTTAATATATAATTATATCTAATTATATATTAAAATAAGATAAAAGATAATTATATTCTATATCTTAAATATTTCTTAAATCAAATTAAATTTCCTATAATTTGATTTAAGACAGATTTAACCCCCAGAGTATAATTATAATAATTATAAAATTATAGACCCTATACGGACAACTTTTTTTATCTTACCTCTGTATCTTTTTTATTTTTTTATATCTCTTATAATTATATAATTATTGAAATATTGATTAAGAAATTTTTAAGATTAAATATCGACCAAACTATCAATAGTTATGGATGAAACGAGGTAGTTATGGAGTGCTTAACAGTGCATTGTCATACTTAACAGTGTCTAAAAGTAGTTAAGCACTCCATAGTTAATGTTAGTGTAGGTATAGGCATATAATCAATGCCACAATTAATATAAAGCAAAGCATTTAATCCTCCTTGCCTGTTATATCTAGTTTATGTAGTTCTAACTGTGCCATAGTAAGCATTCGCATATTATACTCTTTCATCAGTCCTCGCATTTCAATGCTTGGATATACAGTGCAATACTTGTTATCAAACCTAATCTTTAGTACTGCTCGGAATTCCTCCTCTGTTAAGCCAGCTGGCAAGAGCAGCATAACCTTCATTGGATTAATATCATAGTTAGACAGCTGAGAGCTGCCGAATGTTGCAAAATAATCCATAATTTATCCTTTAGTAAAATATTTATAGATAGATAGTCCAGGTCTACTGATATGGACTTCCACATTGTTGCTTGGGTATACTAAAACACTTATATACTTACTAACTGCTAGCCTGTGTTCAAACATGCCAACTATTTTAGTATGTTTTATAGTATCCTTAATAGCTCCCATGACGGCCTTAATTTGTAAGCCCTCAATACCTGCTTCTTTGTATTCTTTAATGAGCCATAGCTCTATTTGGTCATACATAATATTCCTTTGTAGTTATGGTATATTAAGCACTTTAAAGTGCTTAATATTACTCTTCGCTTACGGTTGTGGATAGTAGGTTAAACATTTCATCATCTAGTTTAACAATGTTATTAATCTTTCGCATTGCATCAACAAATGATATATTTTTAGCCACTGCTATGCTGAGCCCAACTGGTTTGCTACCATTAATACTTACTCTACTGATACTGATTGTAGAGCACTTGTTATCAACTGTTATGTAGTGAGTGTTTACACTACCCCTTATAATAAATTCAGTCACGATTTTTCCTTTCATAGTCTACTATATTGCGTATCATTTTAGGTATTACTAAGAAGATAGCAATTAGTATAAATACTATGACTAATACTGTATGCATAGTAGTCATAAGTAGCCTTTGTGTTAATATGTGGTGATAGACACCTTAAGAGCCTCCAAAGAGGCCCCTAACTATTTATCTTCCGAGTTGATTTCAGCTTCAATGTCCTCATCGTACTCATAAGGTGCTGCTCTCTCAGCTTCAAGAGATTTTTTCTCTTCATTGAGTTTAGCGGCTTCCTCAAAGTTTGCCTCTGTTAATGCCTCAGATAACGCTTTGTTTGTTTCGTTGATTTTGTTAGTAATCTCACGCCATTGAGCATCTGCAACTTTACAGTTATAGTGATACCCAGTAGCTCCGCGAGTTGACTTTCTAAATAACTCAACTGGTTCGTATTGCAAGTGTTTAGTACACCATAGTTCTTTGATACTTCCATCTTTGTTAAGAACTGGTGGGTGTTCATCGACTTTATTGCCACCTTTAGTTGCTCCGTACTCATTTATAATACGACTTAACTCTTCTGACAATTTTTTGTCTTTAATACCTGCGATAACTTCGTTAACCTGTGCGATTAATTCTGACTTTTTCATTTTATATCCTTTGCCCTGTGGGTCTTGTTGAATTTTGTGGGTACTCACCTAGGTGGGCCCCATCAAATCCAACAAGGACATAAAGCTGTTGGTCGTTATTATTCTAGTAAGGTTTTATTCTAGTTTCTGTTTATTCTATCATCTTGCTCCTTCGTTCTTTCTTATATATATTATATCACATTATGGTTGAGAGTATCTTAAATTTTTAAATTAAATTTAATTCTTAAGATATAACTAAGAAAGGGTCAAGGCGTCAATTTGGTTAAGGCAGTCCGGGGGGACTTTGGAAAATTTTTTTCCTAAAATTTCAAGGTATTATTAAATAAAATTTAATAATACCAATCATACCAATCATACCAAGAATACCAACAATACCAAGAATACCTAGAGTGCCAACATTTTCCCGCCGCCACTATCTCTACGTACAGGTTTCTCAGCTCTTTTAAGACTGCCAAAGATACTAACCACCATATAACGAACGGCATCAGCAGGGTTAGACCATTCATCATGGAGTGGCTTATCTTTCCAACTACTTAGTCTCTCATCCCATTGCTTGGAATAGTTATGGAACATATTGTCTATATAACTGCAAGACTCGTCTAGAACAATATGTTGCAGCGCTTGTCTAACTAGTTCTATGTCATTGGCTACATTATTAGTTCGTGGTAGTACCTTAATGTTTCGCATGCCCATTTCGCGAAGTATACCTAGTCTACTACGTCCTGTACCTAGCTCTTTAACCTTAACATCATGCGGTAGTATAACCTTGGCAATGGCCCATCCAGTGTCACGTATAACCTCATAGTAATGGCGTAGCCCTTCGCCAGAATTATGATATTCCTTAACTATTCGTAGTTCTAGCACACCATTAGAGTTATAGTATTCCTGCCAGAATACTAACACCATAGTATCATTCATACCAAGGTCCATGGCTACTTTCACAGATAGTGCGGGGTCGTACAGATCAGGTAGTATACGGCGTACTTTGGTCCAGGCGCGAGCATAATAAGCTCCGTCGCGTACTGCGGCGAAGGCTGCCTCAGCGTTATATGGGTACTCCTGGTCGAAGTTCTCGCCGAGTTCACGCCGTTGGCCGATACACCACCACTTCTGTTCATTCGATAGTGTGATGCCTAGGTCATGCTCAACCTTAGAGAAGTAGGCCTGGTCCTCATCACTAATACGTTGGGGTATGTCGGCGATACAGTCAGGATCATCGACCCAGGAGAGGAAGAGTGGCTTGAAGGCCTTAAGGTCTCGCTGTCCTACGAAGTCTACAGCATCATACCACATCTTGTAGAATTGGTTCTTGCGACCCTCAGCCGTACTCTCAATAACAACGGGGTTACCTGCCTTGATCGCCTGCATAGTTCCTGTCATGAGCTCCTTGGCCTTCTGAGGGTCCTTGGCCGATATCTTGCCCATCTCTGATACGTGTAGTCTCTGTAGTGTAGCAGAACGGAACGATGTACGAATGAAGATGGTAGAGCCGTTGTTGAAAGAGTACTCCTTGGAATTGTCCTTGACTACATGTAGGCCTAGGAAGGACTTTATGCCTGGATGTAGTGCATCCCAAGCGATTTTAACCCGCTCCAGTAGTGTACTTGCCTCTTCAAGCCCCTGAGCAAGCATACCAATGTTAAGGTCCTCTATAAATAAGGCATCATCAAAGTAGTTAATGAGCCAAAATGTAGAGATACCTTGCTGTCGTGACTTGAGAATAATTAGTCTAGGATGCTGTAGCAATGCAGAGTATGCACGGTGCTGAGCACGGTTCATAATAAATGGGACTTTAACACCTTCCTTATTAATAATAGTATAGAGGTTGTTAAGTCTCCATAGTTTACTAGGCAGGAAGTTAGCCACTAAATCTTCATCACTATCTGGCTCTCGCTCAAAGATAGTTATATCTGCATTAGGGTAGAGTTTAGTAAACTCCTCCTTAGCTATGTTTAGATACCAGTTAGACATTTCTCATACTCCCCTTAAACATCTGCATCTTCTCATTGTTTACTTGCGTCTGGTTTAATACATTGACATTAACGCCACTCTTATTGAAAATGTTAGCATATAGTTGGCCTATACCACTAGACAGCATGGACCAGTCTTTTACACTAAGGTCGTTTCGCATACTCATTTCCTCTGCAGCTTCTAGTAAGTTCATAACCACAGAATGGAACTTAGGTTCAAGTGTCTGCAATGACGTTACACCCTCCACTAGTTTGTCTACTTTATTAGCTATTTTGTCTGGTGCAGTTTCTCGTATTTTATCTGCCACAGCATGTAATGTAGTAGAGTCTACCTTAACAACTGTATTAACATCTTTGGTATCTGTATCTAGCTTGCGTTTCCAAGATTGTACTGTCTGGTATGGTATACCTAACTTAATTGACACTTCCTTAGAGGGTGTCCCCGCCATAAGCATGGCCTCTGCTTTTAGTTTTCTTTCTTCTTTATTCATTATAGTTCTCCTAGTATATAATTTTCATTGTATTTTAAAGTTGCAATCTTATCTTTAAGTTCTAGTATTTTACGTTTATAGTATGAATTCTTCTTTTTAATCGTATTATATTTTAACATAAGATTATTATATCTAATAACAGATACAGTATTTTCCTTAGGCCATTCTTTATTTATAGGTTTGGTATCTACTAATTCTATATTAGCTATATTTATTGCATCATATATAAATTCTTTGTTATATTTAAACCATTCACCTTGTACTTTGTCTAATAGCTCATTACTATGTAGCTCTTTCTCTAATGCATAATCTAATGATGCATCAGGTAATTTAATTAGTTTTACTATTTCCAATATTAACGGGCAATTACTTTGTAGAGTAGCTAATCGCGTAGTTATATTAGATGTTACACCTATTTTCATATATTCTCTATGTATGTCTGCTATTATATATACCATTATAATCCTTTACTATTAAATTTCTAATATACAATGATAGGCTCATACCATTAGTTTGAGCTTTCTTTTCTATAGCTTTTAATGCCTTTATTGCTACTTCATCCTTATCACGGATTGATACAGATATTCTCACAGTTTTACCTTGTATTAATTTTTATTATTTTATCATAATAATCTTAATCTAATCTTAATCTTAATCTAATCTTAATCTAATCTTAATTACTTCTAATTCCTGAGTCCTATATATAATGATAGACCAGGATGACATAGTTAGGTTATATGAGAAGATAATATCTATATAATCTATCTATATCTTGAGATATTATCGACCCATATATCAAAGATATGCGATTAAGATTAGTTTAAGATTATTATGATATGATACATTATATCTATATTTAGGGGAATTAGTATGGCTGAAAAAGCAAACACTCCTCAAGAGCATGTGCCAACTCTTGACGAGAAAATCAATGAGGCATTAAAGAATGTAGATGATAAAGGTAAAGTTCTTTTCGGTGAAGACGTCGACCCGCTATTTAAAAAAGCTGTAATAGCCGAAAAGAAAGCGCGCGACCACCAAGCTACGTTTACTAAAACGCAGCAAGAGTTGGCACGTATCAAAGCTGCTAAGGAAGCTCTAGAGTCTCAACTATCCAATTCTGTGTCACTATCTGCAGAACAAGTGGCAGAGCTTGAGGAATTGAAACTTACGGACCCTGATGCATGGTTCAACAAGAAACTTGATTATGAGAGAACTGCTAAAGCAACTCTTGAACAGAAACTAAGAACATTAGAGGACGAAGCGGCTGAGAAAGCCGTTAAGGACCTAACAGTAGTTCAGCGTCAAACTGCACTTGCAGATTTTACATCTCGTACGGGTATAGAGTTGACCGATGATGTAATGGAGAATGACATTCCGCCTCGTCTTCAAAAGAAGATTAATGAGATGCCGTTCAACGATTACTTAGAAGAAGTTGCGAAATATCTTAATAAAGGTAAAGTAGTTAAACCAACAGATGAGGGACTAGGCCAAACTAATATTGGTAAACTAGCTGGGCATGAAGCAGCAGATAGTAAGAAGTCTAGCTCTTATGAAATTTTATAAGGAAAGATTAAATGGCAGCACAAGCAGCAAGTCAATCAGGTAAATTACCTATCACATCTAGACTTATACGTAACAACTGGATGAAAGAGGGGATTATTCAAAAACAATCTCAGTCTTTCTGGTCTCCTTTAAAGGGCAAGACTTTAGACGCAGTTATCGTACAGTCACAAACTTCTACGGCCGATGCAGGACATACAATTGTTATGGACTATGACGGAAACTATGCAGGTGCAGCTCGTAAGGGCAAAGAAAAAGCATTTGGTTATGGTGGAGTTAAACTTAAGTTCTCTGACAAACTTACTTCAGAAAGATTACGTTACCCAATTAACAATGGGGACAAATTTGATGGCGTAGAGATTGGTGACTTATCAATCAATGAGCACACTGACTCTCGTTCAAAACTTGCAGATAACTGGATACGTCAAAATGACCAGTTCTTCTTTGATATTGGACAAGGTTATCTTCGTGGTTCAAAACCTACTCATGCATACTTACCAGGTGGTAAAACTGCTTCTAAAGATTTAGTTGCTGGGGATGTAATGACTTACGATGAGTTGATTAAACTCGAAACAGCTACTAAAACTGGTAAAGGTTGGTCAATCGGTGGTAACCGTCGCCCAATGGTTCCATATACTGGCGGTGATGCAAACAATGGTGCTAATCCAGCTCCTACTTATCTTATTGTCTGTACAGCTCAGCAAATGGCTGACCTTAAGTTAGATAGTAAGTTCCAAACAATTTTATCTCAAGCGGATGTTCGTGGTCGTGGAAATATGACTATCTCTGGTGTAGTTGGTAGAATTGGTAACAACATCTACGTTGAAGCACCATCTTACCATGGTTATGAAGATGAAGTTGGTAACAACGGACTTGGTAAATCAGTAGTTGAAATGTCTGGTCTCAGACGTATTAAGGTTAAAGCTGATGGTACAGAGTTGTTTGAAGGTACAGAAGCATATGATAAAGAGACTACAACAGGTACTAAAGTTATCGATCGTGGTTTAATCATAGGTGCAGGGGCGTTCTCTGAAGGTATTGGTATGGACCCAGACTATAAATTCCAATCTTCAGAAGATTTCGGTATTGACTCTGAGTCAATGATGGAATGGTGGGGACAAGCTCAAGCTACAATCCTTAAACCAGAGAATGGCGATTACAAATCAGCTAAAGTTGGTAATATGACTTACGGTTTAGCTTATTTCGATACATTCGTAGAGGAGCTATAAGATGGCAGATTTAAGAGGACTATTTGAAAACAATAGACGTAGAGAAACGAATGCGGTAGTTGGAGAACTTCCGTATTCTATTGAGTCAGCAGACCTTCGTTCAGGTACTGCAGCAACAGTTGCTACAAATGAGGCTTATACATTAGTATCTGTACCATCAAATGTAGTTGTCACAAATGTGTTTCTTGTTATAGAGACAGGTAGTGAGTTTGTAGCTGGTACTTGTACTGTTACATTAGGTGGTACAGAGGTTATCCCTGCACTTACTAGTCTAACAACTGCAGGTATCACTGCATCAACAGCTGCTCCATTACTACTTGAAGGTGCTCAGGACCTAGTAATTACTCCTGCTTCACTTACAGTAGATAGTGGTAATGCTAATGCAGTAGCTAAGGTTGTAGTTGAGTATATCGATTATGATAGAGCTACGATGAGCTATATTGGTGAGGAGTAATCCATGCCAGTACATCAAGTGAAAAAACCAAAACCGAAACCTACACCAAAGCCGAAGGGCAAGTAGGTATATAAGACACTTTACGGAGTGTCTTATTATACTTATTAGGAGATAAAATGCTAATTAATGACATAGTAGTATCAGCTAGACGCATCCTAGGCGATACCAAAGCATTTCGTTGGACAGATGAACGCATGCTAGATATAGTAAATGCTGGTTTACGTGATATTAATAGGCATGCAGGCGCATTTAGAAAAGAGCGGTTTTTTGAACTTCAGCCTTATAGGTATAGATACCCACTCCCTACAGATTTACTTCAGTTGACAAGCATATATTATAATGGTGAGAATGTACCACTTGTAAACCAGCAGGATAATATAGGTACTTTAGCCGCGACTAAGGACCAACTCAACATAGGAATACTTGAGTTTAGAAATTTACCTCCTGTATCTTCTAGAGCTAAACGATTATTTGGCGGTCCAGTAGGCTTTACAATACCTCAACCAGCATTTGATTTGTGGTCTGATGGCACTTGGAACAATACATCATCCTGGAGAGCTGATCAGCTATGGGGTGTACAGTATGTTATAGGCGATGATGTTTATGGTGTAGCAGCTAATCCTTTACTTAATCCTCTAGGGGTTACTAATGGTGCCGCATTACCAGCATCGATATTTGATAATTTGAAGCCTAAGACAGCAGGCCTATTATCAGATGTGCATACTGTAGGAGACCCTACTGTAGTTAAAACATCAGGCAGTTCATTTGGCGTGCTTACATCATTCACAAGTAATGTAACAATAACAGACAAACTTAATAATGGAGGTACAATAGGCACTATTAACAATGCTCCTTATAGATTAGCTGGCAGATATGGTACTGTTACAAGTGTACTAAGCAAGTCAGAGTACATGCATTTATATTATAAAGCCATGCCTCATATACTCACATCATTAGAGGAAGCATTCCCTTTAAGTCCATCATGGGTGGAGCCAATGGTGAATTGGATAGTAGGTACAGCTCTACAAGATGATAATGATGCAAACAACATGCAGAGGGCAGGTTTGTTCTTATCTAGATATGAACGTGACCTTAAAGTAGAAATAACATCAAGCTATACTGATTATAGCTCTGCTAGTAAGAAATATGAAACTAAATACAATGGAGGAATAGTATAATGGCTACTAACACTACAACGGATGAATTGATTTTTGTTAAGGACTTAATAGGTTCAGAGGATATCCTTTTTGGCGAGGGCGATGTGCAGCAGATTAGAGATGGTGAGGTTGTAAACGTTACTAAAATTAATGCTGAAACAATACCTTACAGAACCCCGTCTGGAGAGCTTATAACTGTTAAAGCAGCTTTAGATTACCTATATAGTTTAGGTGCTTGATTATGGGTCTGCAGATAACAAAGGTTAAAGCCGTTGCCGAGGACATAGAGTTTGGATTAGGTACAGTAGAACAGGTAAGGAATGGCGTATCCGGTACATATAGTCAGATAAACGCCTCCCATATACCCTACAGCCCTACTCAGTCAATAAGTGAGAAAGTTGAGTCCTTAGAGAGTGGTACTAATCTAGCATTAAAATATGCGTGGGAAGCTGAAGCCAGAAAGAGGACAGCAGCTTCATACGCTAAAGAGGCTGAAAATGTGGAGGTTAAGGAATATACATCAAACAATGATGGGTCATTCTCAGTAACGTCATTAACAGGCACATACAGCGCACTACATTATGAAGCTAAGGCAGATGGCAATCTAGATGCCCAGAATTGGAAAGCTGATGCATCTAAAATGACCGCAGAGTCTTATGCTGTTGAGTCCACTGATGTAATAGTTTATACCTCTAATGGGGATGGCACATTTACACAGACTGTGCAGACTGGAGTAGATAGTGCTAAGACTGCTAGAGATAAAGCTTCAGTTAGCGCAGCAGCCGCAGCTACTAGTGAGTCTAATGCAGCCACTAGTGAGTCTAATGCCTCTACTAGTGAGTCTAATGCCTTAGCTAGTAAGAATGCAGCAGCTACTAGTGAGACCAATGCAGCTACTAGTGAGACCAATGCAGCTACTAGTGAGAGTAATGCTAAGACATCTGAGACAAACGCATATACTAAAGCTACAGAAGCTGCTACCTCAGCAAGCAATGCAGCTACATCTGAAAGTAATGCGGCTACTAGCGCTAACAATGCAGCTACATCTGAAAGTAATTCATCAACATCTGAGTCTAACTCTCAATTATTTCAGTGGGAGTCAGAAGCTTGGAAAATGACAGCCCAATCATTTGCAGAAGAACCTGAAGATGTATACGTCAAGCTATATACATCCAATGGTGATGGTACGTTTAGTTATACAAATCATACAGATTATTCTGCTACTCACTATAAGCTTAAGGCAAAAGCATATGCAGCCAGCGTTAACCCAGATAATCTTGCTCACACTGATGGAACAGAGACATCTGAAATATCAACAACAAATAATATCGAGTCAGGCAGAGGCTCTGGTGGTGTTGCTATGACAATCAATGATGGATATGGAAATGCAAACTTAACTTTCAATCATAAGGCTGGAATACCAGAGCAAGATGGAAACTCAGCAAGAATTGTTGTCAATACAGATTTAACAACTGGTGCTTATATGGACTTTCAGACAAAATCAGGTGTAACTAATGGCACAGCAACACGCTTAACTTCTGTAATGAGAGTATATGAGGGCAGAGTTGATGTTCTTGGTAGTACTGTTGTGAGACAATCTGACTATGCAACTTCAACAGTAGGTGGTACGCTAAAAGCAAGATTGAATGGTTCAACATTATATTTACGTAATGATGGAAATAATGCATAAGGATAAAAAATGGGATTAGTATTTAATGGAACTGTAATACCAGATAAAAGTGCATCAAATTATTTTTCTTTCAATGGCACAGCAGTAAGCAGTTTATATTTTAATGGTACTAAGGTTTGGAGTAAATGGACAGGTGGAAGTTCTAAGATTGTTACAGCAACCACAACCCTCGTTGCTGGTGTTGATTTTCCTGCTTATACACTACTATCTATCTGTCTTGTTGGTGGTGGTGGGAGCGGAACATATTCCAGTGTGAATGGTTATGGTGGATATGCAGGGTCTGTGGCATCTAGTGCAACAATATCAGTACCATCTGGCACAAGCGTCTCATGCACAATAGGTGGTCAAAGTGGTACAACCTCATTTGGCTCATATTTATCAGCAGCTGGTGGTGCTACAGGAGGTGTAGGTGGCAATGGAGGTGCTCGTACAACTTGTGGTGGAACAGGCAATGATGGTACTCAAGTAGTATATGGTAATACAGTAGGCTATGGAGGCATGTCATCAGGTTTTAGTAATGGTGGTGTCGGTGGTAGTGGCTATTACTCAGCTGGCACTGGCGGTGTAGGATCTGGTGGTGGTGGTGTAGGATACCGCACTACAGGCAATCCCGGTAGTGGTGGCAGAGGCCAAATAAATATATCATGGTAAAGGACTATAAATGATTAGCATAAAAGTATTCGTAAAAGATAATAAGATAGAAATAATAAACTCAAAATATCTAAATGGTGTTATGTGTGACATATCAAATGATTTGTCTTTATTACCTGACATAGGGACAGCATATGAATATTTGCAATTTGATGACTTAAAATGGAGTGAAAAGTTCTACATATCTCCTGACAATAAGGTGTATGAATTTACGGAGACTCAAATTGTGTACCTTTCAAGTTTAGTAAATGCATGGGTTCAGCCACTAGGTCAGGATGGCAACCCTACACTAGAGCAGGCCAAAGAAAAGCAAAAAGACTATTTAAAAGGAAATCTTGATGCAGCTGCTAAGCAAGCTGTTGATGCTCTGCCTTCAGAAATGGCTACGTGGAAAGACCAAGAGTATGAGGCAAGGGCTTATATAAAAGATAATACATCTCCTACACCAGTTTTATCTATATTAGTAGAGTCAAGAGGATTAGGTGAAACTGTATTGGACTTAGCGAATAAGGTAGTTGCTAATGCAGATGCTTATAAGCAATACTACATGCCTCTGTTAGGAAAGTTTCAAGCTCTTACTAAACAAGTTGATGCAGCTACAACAGTAGAAGAAGTGGGAGTAATAGTATGGTAAGCCCATTCAGACAACCAAAGCAATACTTCTGGAACATACTTATTAGTATGGACCAGTTCGTAAACACTTTGTTTGGAGGCAACCCAGATGAGACAATGAGTTCTCGTATGGGTAGGAATATAGTAAGAGGTGACAATGGTAAGCTTAATTGGAGAGTTACTCTCTGTAAATTCTTGTCATGGTTAGACCCTAGAGATGGAAATCATTGTAAAGAGAGCATAGGTGAATGAGCATTGAAAGTTGGATGGTTAATGTAGGCATAGCATTAGCAGGTATTATTGGGACATATGCAGTTCTTAGGAATAGGGTTGAGAGGCTTGAAAAAGATATGGCTAAGCATGTTGAAGATGCCTCACTAGATAAATCTGAGAGCGACCGAAAACTTTCTGCTCAGTTTAAGAGGTTAGATAGTTGTACCGAGAGAGTTGTTGTTTTAGAACAAAGTACAGCTACACATTTAGATATGAACAAAGTGGAAGAGAAATTTGTCTCAAAACAAGAGCTTAATCTACATCTTAGAAACATAGAATTAGTTGCGCAAAACACTAATCAAAAGGTTGAAAAGATGGAGGGAAAGCTGGACGAGTTAATAGAAGCTTTATCAACTTGCTCATCAGTACAAAGGAGAACTAAATGATTGGTAACTATTTCGTTGTCTTAACACTGGTTGTTTTTAGACGACTAATATTTCCATTGGTATTTATTGCTATACCATTTAGAGGTTATCTAAGAAACATGGTGTATAACTATCATCTACAAAATAAAATTCCATTAAAGAGACTACTTGAGCGAGAACCTCAGCTTGATGTGCTATTAGGATATTATTATCTTAAAAACTTACATAGTAATGATAGGGGAATGATAAAATTCAGAAAGATATCGCACTTAGAGTATTATTCATTTGTATTCTTTTGGCTATTACTTGATGATGATTGCAATGAAGATACTTATGATAAGAATTTCAATGAAACTATTGTTAATGGGGAACGTAAGAAGTGGATGCCTAGATTTATAAAAACTAAATTAGGCAATGCTATAAACTCTACAAAAGGAACCATAACAGGCAACTCATTTGATTTAGGAGATAGAAGAGCAGAGTATCCACTTTATGAGTTTTGGAGCGTGCTATTATGGACAATTCGTAATCCTGCTTATAATTTTAACTATAAGTTTAACCAACTTTGCACTAATGAAAAAGTATTTAGTGTTGCCATATTTAATAGGGTTTTTGGTTGGAAATATCGCAATACTGTAAATGGATTAAAATGTTACAGTTGGGAATTTGGAACAAGGAGAACTAAATGATACCAATAATTGGAGACCTAATAGGTAAAGTAGTTGATGCAGGGGCAGGACTAATTAAGAGTTATTTCCCGCCTGATTTAACGCCTGAACAGAAAGCTAAATTAGAGCAAGGAATTCAAGCCTATCAACTTGAAATGAACAGACAACTCAATGACTACTCCAAAACAATAATCAAGGAACAGAGCAAGATTATTCAGGCTGAAACAAACAGTGACAGCTGGATGGCCAAGAATTGGAGACCTATTACTATGCTAGTATTTGTCTTTATTATTGCTAACAATTACATTCTATTTCCTTACATATCTCTATTTGGTGGTACTGCAACAGCATTACCGATACCAGATAATATGTGGAAGTTACTAGAGCTTGGTCTAGGTGGTTATGTAATAGGTAGAAGTGTTGAGAAATCAATTAAAGTGTATAAAGGTAAATAGTGTTTTTATGTAGTGGCTGTATCAAGCATCAACTAGTTCACATAGCGCTTATACCTCAGTATGACGGAAAATGCGCTAAATGTAAGCGATATGCTAGGGTATATCACAAAGTGTTAGCACTAAAACATTACAAGGAAAATAAATGGAATTAATAGATAGTATCAAAGAGCATGAGGGCTTTGATGGAAAGCCTTATAGAGATACTGAAGGCTTCTTAACGATTGGATATGGGACTAAATTACCTATATCAAGGGCTGAGGGCGAAATGCTTTTGAAGAACAGATTAGATATCCTGAGTAATGAGCTCATACAGAAAGAGCCAATGTTACTTAACCTGCCATCAGAAAAACAGGGTATCTTATTTGAGATGGCTTATCAAATGGGAGTTAATGGAGTGTTGAAGTTTAAAAAAATGTGGCAAGCATTAGAGAACTTTGATTATGTTCAGGCAGCAGTAGAAATGCTTGATAGTAGATGGGCTAAACAGACACCTAACCGTGCACAAGAGTTAGCTAAAAGAATGGGAGAATAATTATGGCATATACAGTAGGTTGGCAAGACATAGAGGAAGGTGTTGATACAGGGTTATCAGCAAATGCAAAGATTAGAGAGGGTTTCACAAATACCCAAACAGCTCTTAATGGGTTAGACAATAGAGTGAATGGTCTTGAGTCATTTAGTACTGGCTTAGCTACACCTGCACTTAAGGGTGCATCAACAGCTGCTAGTCAGGAACCTAGTACTACTAATGTTCCATTAACAGTAGAATTCGGGGCAGCTCAGAATTCTGTGTCTGATGATGTAATGATGGACGTGTCAGGCGTAGTAACATTTAATAAGCAAGGCAAATACAGTATTAAGGTAGTGCTCCAGGCAGCAAGACATGTGACATCACAACCTGCGTCACTAATAGGCATTAGATGGGTAATGAATGCTACCCAGTTAAATTCTAGTAGATTAGTAGCCCTAAGTAGTGATGATATAAATGTGCCATTTGAGGAGACTATTATAGTAGATGCAGCAGCATCAGACACACTAGAGCTTCAAATAATTAGAGACAGTGCTGGTAATGATAGTGGTGGGTTGTTTAGTACAGTGTTAAATGCCTCAGGTTGGGCCAGCAGTCCATCTGCAACTATTACAATTCTTAAACTAGTTTAAGATTATTTTAAGATTATTTGGATATAATAAAGAAATAAGGATGTCTAGATGCCAGAACTGAATTTATTTAATGGTGGTGTAAACACTTTAAAAGACTTACACAAGTTAGCACTAAATGAAGCCGCTGATATTGTGGATGCTGACATAGTGTCAGGTTCTTTGGCATCTTTACCTCATTCATACCATGTAGAGGATAATGTTCATCCTGTATTTATAGACTACAAGAACAGAACTATATCAGTAGATGGTAAACTTGTAAAGTTTGCCAAAGTACATGATTACTTATTCAAATCTGACGGTAAGTCACCTAGATATACATTGGGTAAGCCACTAGGTACCAACTCAATAGAATGGTATGAAATGGGCATAGCTTCACCTAGTGAACCAGTAACCACTGAATTAATAACCATTGCTGATGGTACAGTAACGTTTCAATATAACTATCCTAATGAGGATGGAGCATTACAAGCTGATACTGCCTATGTGTATTTGATTAAAACTGATGATGGTTCAGGAAATATAATGTACCAATCAGTTAGAGTGATTAGTGATAGCAATCATAATCAATCTGCAGTGGATGTAGATTTCTCAGCTGTTCCAAATATAGTACGTATATGGAGATTAGTAGGTAATAAGTTCTATCTTCTTAAGGGTAGTGATGCTGGAGGCATTATTAGGGACTTCCATTTCTATGCAGGATATAGTAGAATACCTTATGGTAGGGATGTACGTAGATTATATGCTGCAATTGCACACTGTACAATAGAGTGGTTAGGTGATGGTACGGCTAAAGTTCATCCAGGTAAGGTATTCACTGAACCGCAGTCAAATATATTAGATTTTGCTAAAGGCACAGTAAGTACTGATACAGCTGCTGATGGTGCCTGCTGTGTAACAATACACTTAGCTACTAGGGATGATACCAGAATTGCTGGAATGAAAATGTTTGATATGGGTTGGTATGGCCCTGCAGGGGATGGCTATAAATATTTTGTGAAGTTTACTGTTAAGTATGACGGATACGAGGTAATAGAGAAGAGTAAGTGGTTCAAGAATACTCCACTAGTATATGAACTTTCATCTACTGTGGCTAATGGTATAGGTGGTGATTTAGACTTAACTACTCCAATGAATAAATCACTTGCTGGTTCATTTGAATATGCCCTAACATTTGAGAACACTACTGGTAATGAGACTACTGCAGGACCTATTAGTGATATAATAAACTCTTTTGGTGAGGCTATAACCGTAAACATACCTAAGCTAGATGAACCTAATGCCGATACACACCTGCTAAACTTGTATCGACGTAATTCAGGATTGTATGGTGGAGGTACATCATTTCTGTTTGTTAAGCAGTTTAACATTTTAGATACACCTCTAACATTTCAAGACTCCTCATTAATAGAGGGACTAGGCAAACTTATGCCTCCTAGAACATTAGGTGCTGTACCAGAAGATATAATGTTCTTCACTGAGCATAAAGGCAGATTGTTTGGTGCTACAAAAGATTTTACATTCATTAACACAGTGTATACCCCTAGCAGCACTAGTGAGTATCCAGCTGGCACTCCTAACTACAAAGACTACTATGTAGTTAGCGGGCTGTCAGCACCATACACATATACTACTGGTGACCTAAAAGGCCAGACAGTAGATAATGCAAGTAGAATAGTTTATAGGGACTTAGGTTGGATTGTATATGATGACACTACTGTTAATTTAGATGAGTATTTCACTCTTCGTTGGTCAAATCTAGGTAATCCCAATGCATGGGACAGTCTAAATTTCCTTAACCATAGTTATTCCATTACAGGATTAGCATCATCTGCTAACGGGCTAATAGTGTTTTCTAGTCACAAGACTTATGTATTAGCTAATACAGTAAGTGATAACTTTACATTTAGAGCTATTTCAAATTCCCAAGGGTGTATAGATTTTAAGTCTATACAGCAGTGGCAAGGCTCAGTATTGTGTGCAAGCGCTGAAGGTATAATTGTCACTAATGGTGGAACAGTTAAACTTATAAGCTATGCGAAACTAGGTATAATAAACATGGTCGGTCACATAGTATCATCTGCAGTGGTAGGTGAGGATTATTTTCTGTTACTTAACGATAGTAGAATACTTCGATTAAATATGCTGGACAGTACGTTTACATATATACTTGCTGAGGGAGTAGACGGTCTAGGTTCTATTGATGGTAGACTTTATGGCTCTGTTAATAGTAGTAGGGAAGAAATAGTGTTCACGTCAATAGGGGAATTGCCGGGAGTGCTTTCAACCAATAAGACACTTAGAACAATGTCTTACCGCTCAGGTAAACTTGTAGATGGAACTACTACCAATCTAAAAGAGTATGATAAAGTAAGGGTTAACTTAGAGGGCAAAGGCTTTATAACCGTGTACATTGATGATGTAGCAGTTATAAGCAATGCAGCAATAGTAGAGCCTTTAACAATCATAGGCATTCCGAATGAGCAAAATAAAGGATACTCTATCCAATTTGAGGTTAGTGGATGTGATAAGCTGCATGGTATTGAGTATTCTGTAAAAGGGAGATCTAATGCTTGATATACCTAGTAATGAGGAACCAGAATTGCAGCAGATATTTAATCAACAGGTTGCTGATGCATTAGAGATAATAAGATTAGCCCTAGTTGAAGCTTGTAATCAACCTAACTATGCCTCTTTTGTCTCATATTTAAAGCAGGAGCTAACAAAATGAATGCTGATATAACTGAACCATTAAAAGTGTTACTCAATAATGGCCAGGAGTTTAAGCCGGAAACTAACCACTATTTTAGTGATGGTGTGTGCATACGTGAGATGATAGTACCAGCAGGTTCAATCATTTTAGGTGCAGGGCATAAAACTAAGCACCTAACTACTCTTGTTCAAGGCGTTATGCAGATTAGAATAGGTAATGAGAGTAGATTAATAGAAGCTCCAACTACATTTGAGAGTTTAGATGGGAGTAGGAAGGTAGGTTTCGCATACACTAAATGCGTAGTTCATAACATATTTCCTACTGACAGCAAAGACATAGATGAAATAGAGAATGAGTTTATGACCATTAAGGAGGACAAGTTTAATTGGATGCTTGCTAATCATGGTTTGACAAGGGAGCATGTAGATGCTATTTCATTTGATGATAGCACATATGAGCCTTTAAACATTTATACTATCAAGGATAGTCCTATACATGGCAAGGGTTTATTCTCTGATAGATATATTTATGCTGGAGAATACATTGGTGTAGCCAGCAAGGCTGGTATTCGTTCTGAACTAGGTAGATATGTCAATCATTCAGATAACCCTAACACTAGAATGGAGTTCAATGATGGGGTAATGACAGTATATGCTATAACAGATATAGAAATAGATACTGAATTTACTGTAGATTATGGTGACAACATTACAAAACTTAAAGAGGAGATTTCATGTCAGGTACAATAACAGCAGCCGTAGTAGTTGCGGCAGGCGCAGCAGGTGCGGCTTATATGAGTAATAAGGCAGCTAGTGATGCTGCAGATAAGCAAGCCCAGGGAACTGCAGCATCACTGGCACAGCAGCAGCAAGGTATGGACTTTCAGATGGCAAACTATGAAAAGAATATGCAGGATGTGGCTCAGTTGGAGGATATATTTGGTCCTATAAGAGACAACTTAGCTAAATACTACAACAACATATCTCCTGAAATGTTTCAGCTTCAGGGCAAGGAAGCTATTGAGAGCCAATACCAGAGAACTCAAAAGAATGTAGATGCTATGTTTAGTAATAATGGGATGTATAGTTCAGGCCAACATGCATCAGCCCAGCTAGCTCTTGAGAGTGCTAGAGAGCAATTATTAGGTCAGAACAGACAAAATGCTGTAAATCAATACAACCAGCAAGAAATGAACTGGCTTAATTGGGGTACTAATCAGCAAAATAATCTTAGAAATGTTGCTAATGGCCAAGCGGCAGGAATAGTCAATAGCAATAACAATATGGCAAATACGGTACAACAAGGTGGAAATATGCAAGCTCAAATAGGTATGCATAATGCTCAAGGCTGGGGCCAATTCGGTAGCGGCATGATGCAGCTTGGAGGATATATGCTAGGTGGTGGCTTCGGTAATAGTACATTCGGGGGTAGCACTAGTTTATCTTCAATGGGAGCTATTAATGGCACTAATAACTATGGGAACTTATCACCATCTCAAATAGCATCCTGGGGTGCATCTAATGGACTACAAGGATAGTAAATGAAACCTACAATAGAAAACTTACAAGATGCATTTGCTATATCCCGTGATGTATATCTAGCTAGTGATGTAGAGGCACAAGAAATTGTCGATATGTATCATAATCGACAATATACACAGGCAGAGATTGATGTGCTAAATACTAGAGGCCAGCCTGTAGAAACGTTTAATGTAATTAAAACATTTAGTAACGCTATCACTGGATACTTTGACTCAGTAGTAAATACTATTATAGCTAGACCTAGGCATACTAGTAATCCTACAGCAGCTCTTGTGTTGAACGATACTATTCAATATACACTAGATAGTAATGAATTTGAAACTGAAGTATCTAAAGTAGAACTAGATGGGTTGTTAATAGGCAAGATGGGCGTGTACTATGAAGTAGTAGATACTAATAATAAAGATGCCTTTGGTAGAGCTGTTAAAGAGATTAAAATATCCCACGTACCTGCACATGAATTAAAAACTGATCCTATGGCTAGACTGGATGACATGTCAGATGCTAGATTTACATCAAGATGGCGATGGGTGGATGAAGAAGAGTTTAATACTAGATGGCCTAATGTGTCTACTGAAAACCATAAAGGTAGAGGTACTAAAGTTGCAGAGTCATACAGTACAGCAGGAGTTGAAGATAACGGTGCTGATTTTGAGAATAGATATGGTATTAGATTGAGAGGTAAATTTAAAGAGTGGAATAACTATCTAGTAGTACATACTATAATGCGAGATGGGGATACATTCTGGTCTATAGTATGGCACAATAATATTATCTTAGAGAAGAAAAAGGTACCGTTTAAGGTTAACCCATATCGCGTAGTTATGTTAAACCATAGTGATAAAGCTGAATTTTATGGTGCATTTAGAGAGATAGTTGAAACCCAAAAAGCAATCAACCAGGCATTAATTCAAATACAATTACTTATTAATACTAAGAAGGCTATGATAGAGCGAGATGCAGTTGGTGATGTTGATGAATTTAAAGAAGCATTCAACAAGGTAAATGCCGTGGTTATAGTAGAAGATATACAAGGTGTAAAAGTAGAAGACCTTAGTAGAGATGTACTAGCACAGTATAGCATTATCGATAAAGGCTTAGCGCGCATTAAAACTGTCTTAGGTGTCAATGACTCATTTCTAGGCCAAGCATTTGCATCAGATAGTGGACGTAAAGTAAATTTACAACAAAATTCATCTAAGTCACAACTAACTGTATTAGTTAAACGTATGCAGTTTTTATATAAGATGATCGGTGAAGATATAGTTAAACTTATCCAGCAATACTATACAGCTAATCAAATTATTAGACTTTCAGATAGAATTAATGGTGATAGATATGTGGAACTTAATAAGCCGCTATTAATGCCTAAGCCGGACGGCTCAGCTACTCCAGTGTTTGATGAAGAGATAGACCCAGCCACCGGTAAACCTATGGAAGATGCTAATGGTAACATTATGATGACACCATTAAATGACCCAGATACTGATGTACAATTCTTAGATGTAGACATTAAAATAGAGACTGTACCATATGATAATGCAGCTGAGCAAAACCAGTTACTATTTGAGACATTCTTAAATGGTCCTACTGGTCAAGCTGTACTTCAGACTAATCCAGCAGGATATTATAAAATTGCTGCACTACAAATTAGTGAGACTGGTACTAAAAATAGCCAAGACATTGCTCAAGTACTTGCACAAACAGCACAACTAGTTAGCCAAGGTCAAATGGACCCTTCACTAGCTCAAACAGGTGGAGATATGCAAGCTATAATGGGTAAAGCTTTAGGTGGGTCTAACGGTGGTGGGCCTAAATCACAACAACTACAAATACCAACAGGAGGGAACTAATGATTGGCTTTAATCCAGGTGCATTTGTTCAAGGTTACGAACAAGGGCAGAATAGACAGACAAAACAAGAGCAACTAAAAATGCAAAAACAACAGTTTGAGGCACAACAACAAAGTCAACAACAAATGATGACTCTAAATGACCTTAAATTGCAAGAAACTGAGCATAAGATAGATGCACAAAATTCCCTCATAAAGGAGCAGAAAAAAGTATCTATGTATAAGTCAATAGCAAAGGCATTCTCTGATAGTAATAGAGATACATCTGAGCAAGCGCTAGAAGAACTAAATCTTCAAACAGGCAAACCTCCTATGAAGCTATTCTCTAGTAGTGATGCTGATGAAAGAGAAAAAGGTTTACAATATCTTCAAGCTAAAGGTATGGCAACTAAGCCTTATATTGTTGAGGAAGTAGATGGTAAGAAGAAGTATAGAGCTCCTAATGAGTTAGACCCTAATGAAATGGAGCAAGCACGCCAGAATGCTATTCGTGATGATTATACTAAGCTAAACTCTATGTCAAGTAGTGGTATGTTAATAGTAACTCCTAAGGGTGATGTTGTAGGCTTCCATGATATTGCTGCACTAACTGGTTTAGCTAGTGCTATGCCATCTGAAGCTAAAAGAATGAATGAAATTATAGCAGGTTGGTATAAAGCACCAGTAGCTGCTAAAAATCCTACATCAGCTAGTATGCTAGATGATTGGATTAAACAGCAACAGGCACAAGGTAAGACTCCATCTACGGATGAAATTAAGCAATATGCAAGAGCTGTAATGGGTAAAGATAACTCTGATGCATCTGGCAGCGGGTACTCTTGGCAGTCTAAATTTAAGGCTTTAGCTCCTATATATCAAAAAATGAATAAAGGGGACCAATTATCACCTAGTGAACGAGCTTTAGTTGATGTATTAGGTGGAAGTGCTATGGTAGCAGCATCTGGTAAGACAGAAATTAAGGATAGTGCAACATCCTTAGGCAACTATATTATTAAAAGCAAGCAAGATAATGGGACATATATACTACCTGACAATGCTAAACAAGCTGAACTACATGTTCGTAGTATAGACAAGAAACTTGATAAAGATGTAGTAAACTTTATGGATAAAACTAATGGTGTTAATGCTATTTTAGATATGCGTGATACTATTGACCAAGCAGTTAAAGCTGGTCTACGAATGGACGTTGTTGGCTCAGCTATCAATAGTTTATTTAAAATGGCACCTGATGAAGTAGATAGATATCTTGCTAATGATAAAATTAGAAGCGATGTAAATTTTAGACTTAAACTAAAAGGTCAAGAAGCTATGATTGTAGGCCAGATAGTTAAAGCATTATATGGTGCTAAAGCATCTAATGCAGATAGAGAGTCATTAGAAGGTGCGTATAAAAAATCATACTTTGATAATACGGCTACTGCAGAAATGAAAGTTAAAAACTTACTAGATTTCGTTTCTACAGCATATTTTAGAGAGGGTGAAAATTTAGGTAAACGAGGAGCTATTTATACTCCATTCGAGGATATGAATAGTGTTAGAAAACGTATAGGTGAGTTAAAGCCATTGCCTAAAGGCAAACCTAAATCATTTGATGAGCTTAAAGCCCAATATGGAGATAAAGTAACACCAGAAACATATAATCTGTATTTGCAGAAAAATGGATATACTAAGGAGCAATAATGGAAGACTTATCAATGTTTGGAGCTAAAGATGCTCCTACTCCTCAAAATAACCCACAATCTAGTAATCCTCAGGCAGTAGATACCTTTGGACCTCAGCTAACGGAGTCTACACCTATAGTAGAACAAGTAAACTCTGTTCAGCCTGGTTCAGGTACTAGTAAAGAAGACTTATCAATGTTTGGGCCATCTAAAGAACAGCCAGGTATTGTATCTAATTTCCTAGATAAAAACGTCGGTAATCCGGATAATGCACCAGACGGTAATAAGACCTTTGAACTATCTAAGATGAATAGTAATATGGAAGCTTTAGCTCGTATAAATAGAGTAGATACAGCTATAAAGAAAGCCAACTATGAAAGTAGAGACTATTGGAAAGGGATGGCTAACCATGAAAGCGACCTAGAAGAAGACATAGTACCTGATTGGTTTGATGGTGAAAAATTTACCAAAGAGTCTGTAACAGGATATTTCAACAAAATAGTAAGAGAAAACAAAGAGCAAGGTGCTACTAATGGCCAAGCTAGACAAGCAGCTATTAAAGCCATAGAGGATGCTGGAGGTACTATGTTAGATATTAAGAATGCTATTAATACTCGTAGAGGCCTTAGTAATGGTCAGATAGATAAGCATGCTCTTAAATCTACAGCATTAGAATTGTTTAAGACTATTAATGAAGGTATAGCTCAACCTACTTTAACGGCAGCTAAAGAGTTAGAATTACAGGGTACTATACTAATTAGTGATTTAGCGGATCTGGCAGAAGCTAATCCTACAACTGCTAAAGTATTAGGTGCCGTGGGTGGTGGTGTAGGTAATATAGTGGCATCTGCACCTGAAGTTAAGAAGCAATTAAATACTAGCCAAGCAGATTTAAAAGAATTAGCTGGTGAGATAGAAGGTGCTAAGCAAGCTTATAGAGAAACATATGGTACATCTAATCCAATTAGTGATATAGCACCTTATGCACCTACTGCAGGTATGGCTATGCTTAATCCATCTTCATTAATTGCCCTTGCACTTGCGCCAATGCCAGCAGACTATGCCTTAGCTAGAGCTCAGGGATATAGTAAAAAGCAAGCGGCGGCACAAGCTATTACATATGCTGGTGTAGCTGGAACTATTGGTAAAGTACTTAAAACTGCTGGTAACATATATGCTGATGCAGCTAAAGGTGGTAGTACTAGGGTATTTACTACTATTGATGAAATGCCTAAGAAATATCGCAAACAGTTAAGAACTATTCAGCATATGCATGGTTATACTGATGAAGATGTAGTTAATATGATTAATGGTTTTAAAGAGGGTGCAGACAATGGTATCCTAAATATGATGGATGTTATTAGATTAACTGACCAAACAATAGGTACAGCAAATGAAACTAATACGTTCAAACTCATTATTCATAATCCGGAAGCTAGAAATCTAATACTCAAAGATATTAGTCGTAGAGCCGATGTGTTTATGGAGAATGTTACTAGAGATAGTGATTTATACAATATTATTAAGCACCAAGGTAACTCTTTAAAT